GTGATCTCATCCTCGTTGTCCACTTCGGCAACTAGACTTAGGTATACGAAGAGTTCTGCCCGGAAGTCTGGCACATAGAATGGTACAATACCCGTTTCGACATCTGGTTCCGAAGACAAAGACATCACCCACTGAGGTGTTCCAAGGGAAATGACGTTCCGTGCCGTGCCGAGGATGATTCGGGAGTATTCCCCAACTGCGGAGGGTTTTTGCAACTTGAGTATTTTAGCATGCCTTGCCTCTAGTTTCGTCAGCTCCACCTCATTCAGCTCAGCTCGGATCACGTCGAAATATCCAAGCAACCTCCCGGCTTTCCTAAGGAAATTCAGACGGGTGGCGTCGGCCCGAGACACCGGCTTGATGTCCTCCCGAAGGTTTGCGGTGACTACATGGCCCTTTTCATCGCACACCACATCAAAGAGGCCTTCTCCTTTGGCTCTGCGCAAGTAAAGCCGTGCGTCTTCCATCCATTCATTCGCCATTTCATGGTAAAGGCTGCGGTTGTGGGCACAGAGCAAGGCATGGCCAACTGTCCTTTGTAACCGAGCGCGCATATGTTGCTCCTCTCTGAAACCAGCCACACGGGTAGTGAAAGCAGATCTTCTCATCAAGAGATTTGAAACATCTGCCCTTACCGCAAAACGCGGCACTGGAGCCCCGACCTCCCGATAGTCAGCTGCGTGTCTCTCGCCTGGCTCGATCATTTTGCCGAGGAACATCAGTTCGTCAAGATTGTCGCGCGATTCTATTTCGAGTTCGCCTCCGAAGAACTGGTCATAAATCATCACGAGGTCTCGGGGGTCTAGAGAATCATCTGAAGTGCCCCACATGTTGTCGTCGGACATGTTGACGAAAGTGTTGAATTCAAAGAACTTTTCCGGTTCTCGTCCGGTCGCAATTGCCCACGCGGCCATGGCTTTTAGTTTCACACCCATGGTGTTATCCCAGCTTGTAAGCGCTTGCCCTGTGCTCCCACCTCGCCTTTTCCGTAGTATCTGGCCCCCTTCGAGTTCAGTGATGTACGATTGCTGGAGGCGCAAGTAACGAGTCGCTGTCCAGGCTTTCTTAGCCTCGGCGTTGGCTGTGCCATCGAAGCCTAATTCGGCCAATCTCACCAAACCCGCCATGATGGATGGGGGTGTGCGTGAGTCGTACTCACGTTCATCTGCCTTGAAAAAGCAACTGTGGGACACCACAGCTTCAAAGAAGTCCCGCATTCCGGCTTCTGTTAGTGGTCTTCCAGATGCTATGCCTGCCTGTAGCGAGGCGGGCCGTTTTGAACGCTCTAAGAACAAGGCCTGGTCAAGAAAAGTCGTCAACAGGTCTTGCGCGACAACGGTTCTGACAGGCTTCCCTGCAAACAGCTTGGCTTTGTCCACGACCTGCATCTTCGGGAAGGCATGATTCTGTATTTGCGGGTAGAATCCTGTTCGGAGACATTCTTTCGTTGCCTCGACTATCGCTTTTCCCCATCCTGCATTGAACATGGCAGCCCGTGTTGAGTATCTCCCGATGAACGGGATACCAGGAGAGTATCTTTTCTCAATGTATGAGGCCACAGCTTCTGGGGTTGACATCTTCGGCGCTTGGAACAATTCTGGGAATTCGTTGTAAAGGGCCTCAGCGCATCGCAGAACAAGGGCTTCCACCCCTGGGTCGGCAACGAAGCCTGAGGGTTCGTATCGTGAAAGGGATTGGAGATTCGAGCCTTCGTCCGCAATGTAAACACCATCCAAACCCTGTTTGATCCCCCGAGCAGCATAGGAAGCCACTCGTGCTTCAAGGATTCCACCTGGGTCCACGAGCTCGGGGGCGTTTTCTACGCCTTCGAATTCCCGCACGGTGCCAAAGGCGGTGCGAGGTCGGAAGGCAGGCCTCACGTAGGAACGTAGCAATTCTGGCATATCGTCGTCGCCGGCATAATGTTTCTCAAGAAGCGAGATGGTGGCGTCCAAGTCCTCCTTGTAACCCTTTGCATCCCCAACTGGCCCATGGATCTCTAACGCTAGCTGCTCGGCACGGCTCAGGGGTTTCCCTTGGCGTTTGTACAGAGGTGCCCACACGACTTTGGGCCTGACACGAAGACGTGACCCAAGGATGTCAGCTGCCTCGACCGCAAATTTGATGACCACCTCGAAAGCCTCTGTCTCCCTCTTGGCCTTTAGCTTCATTAGGGCTCCTAGCATAGCATCGAGCAGTTCTACAGCATATCTGAGCACCAATTGTTGAGCATTCGTGATTAGTGTTGCCACCACTCCGAGAATTTCAGCCAGGAATGGCTGGCTTGCTGCATATTGTTCTAAGCGGAGCCACCACTGGATCAGGGTTTCACCCCCTGTTGGGGGTCGACCACTCCGATGCCTCTTTTGGATTTCTTCTAAGATGGCTGCTCTGTCCCTGGCTCGTGCGTCTTCCTCGAATTCTTTTGCCTCGACATACTTTTTGGCAGAGTAAAGGGCTGCCTCGTAAGCATTGGCTTCGTCGAAACCCACTTGTTTGGCCATTTCAACGAGGGCCCCTAGTTGATAAATGATGATCTGGGAATCACCGTCGAAACTCATGGACCCTTGTTCCCTTCCCTGAAGCAGGATATCAAAGTTCTCCGAACCTGCCCCGGAAAGGGATGTCCTCAGTAGCAACTCGGCGAAGCCTTTCTCCTCAGGGCTCGCCGCTTTGAGGATGTGCTGGATCTTGTGCTGATCCGCCTCGTCCACCCCGAGACCGTTTGGGTGCCCGCTTAGCACAAGATACTGTAAGAATAGGTCGAATGCAGCCTCAGGGGGAATGGCTTGTGACAACGACGGATCTTCTTCGAGCAATGCTTTCCTAACGGGTTGTGTGAAACCCTTGTTTGCCACTCGTAGGAGTAGTTCTAGCTCAATTCCTAGTAGTTCTTCACGAACCCTGGCCTCCAACCGGAACTTGAAGTCATCGTTGCGAGTCTTGTCTGGGACACCTCGGTCACGCCATGCCTGCATCGCAGAAAGCTCCCTGCGAGTTGTCTGTGAGATGCCCTCTCTTAGCAGCGTTTTGAGTGAAACAGGTTTTAACCGCCCGATCACTTGTTGGACGATTGTGTCATCATACACCTCCGCGATTCCTGCTCGGAAACCATCAAGAGCTCTCAAATAAGCTGCTCCAAACCTTGTACGCAAAGGCCATTTAGTCTCAAACCCTGACACTTTGCGTTCTAGGGCTCCGTCTTCCTGCTGGAGGCTCTCGAACGCCACAGTGTTGGCCCACTTTTCAAAGGCCACACTTGTCGCCAAGCCAGCCACTGTGCTCAATCTCTCAAGTTTGTCCCGGATATAGGCGGCCCATGCTGTGCTCCCAAAATTTTCTTGGGTGAATTTGTTCTTAATATCAGCGATGGCCTCATTGAAAGCGTCACGGTCAACGACCGAGTTGAAGGTTTTGTACGAGGCTATCATCCTACTTGTGTAGCTACCTGCGACACTTCGCCATGCTTCCGGCCCTAGTGACCCTCGGAAAGCGAGGCCCAGATCCTCGATCCGTGACCTCAACCTCTCGTCAGAAAGGGCCAAGTCAAGGTAACTCACAGATTCAACCATTTCCTCAACCACTCCGAAATAGGCCAGCGACCGGGTGACATTCAGGGTGATTCTCTGGAATTGGATGCCTACCCCAGGGTACCCGCGGGGGTCAAGAAGCCCCAGCAGTCCTTCTCCAATTCCTTGCTCCGCCAGCACGTCAGGGACATCCAGTGAGAACACCCACGTTACGCAAATGACCACCACATAGATGGCAGCCAGCAGGAA